TGATGTTGCTGTTAATGTAATTGGTACTCCTGCATTTTGCGGACCTTCCTTGTCCGTTATTTCATGCTCCTTACTTACTTTTCCGCCCTCTACTTTGTAATCAAACGCATAGTAACTATCGTATGCTGTTTGTGAATTTGCATCTTTTGCATGAACGGAAAATTTATATGTCCCTGCTTTTTCTGGCTTCCATACATACGTACTCTTATCACTGTAGTCTTGTACCACTTTCCAAGTATTCCCGTCGTACACATTAAACTTATATTGGGGCTGATTGCTTCCCTCTGATGTTGCTGTTAATGTAATTGGTGTACCAATAGATTGCGGACCTACCTTATCTGTTACTACTTTTACATTGTTTACTTTTTCGGCTTTTTTTACTTTTATAACGTAAGCAGAAGAAATATAGCCTACTAATTTTTGATCCGCCGTTTTAACTGGATACCATACAAATGGATTGTCAGCTAAAGACTGATCATATAAAAAATCACCATCAATAGTCACATTCGTACCTTTAGCCAACACAGAGACAACTGAAGATGACGTATTAGGTTTTGATCTTAAGTTTACTTCATTACCTGTTACAACTACATTATCTCCCTTTTGAAAACTGTATGTAGAAAAATGAATCGGATCAGTTAATGTATATTCCTTCTTTCTGAATACAATATTTTTGTCGCTGCCAGGATCATATTCAAAGTCAGATGTACTGAAAGGAAACTGCCCTAATTTATTACCACCCCAAAAATTATCCGCTTCAATAATAGGAAAAACTTTTTCTTGATAGGCGATTGGATTTCTTTCTCCGGTAGACTGTTTCAGTGGACTGTTTATAGGCTTTATCCCATTGTACGCCATGATAGGAAAGTACCAATTCTCAATTATCTCTGGCCCTGCACCTTTTATTTTAGGCAAATCCCCCCAACTATACATATTGTTCAGAATTTCAATACCAGCTTGGATATTGTATTTGATATCGTACTTCAATTTTTGTTGATCATAGCTTGGTTTATTTGTAATTTGCATAAGACCAATTCCACCATCTTGTGAAATGAAAGGCTGACCATTAACAAATTGCCTCCAACTACTCTCTTGTTTAGCTACAGCCTTCACAACTTCAGGAGGTATTTTTGCGTCTAAAGCCGCACTCGTTAGTAAGCAGTTCATATGTTTAAAAGATGGGTTTTGATTTGGTTTAATTTCACCAAATGATGCACATTTAGATTCCCATGTTGTTTCCGCAGAAACTTCTTCATAAGAGAATGCTAGGACTATCAAACAAATTAACATTCCTAAACTCAGTAATCTGGATTTCACTCTTTCATCCTCCAATCTATTTAATTCTTAACGTTTACATAATACATTTTATAATAATGTTTAAATATTAAACAACTAATCTAAAAAAATAAATTAAACTTTCTTTTCTTGTAGTTAATTCAAAAAGAAAGAGAAAGCATCCACTATCATACTTTCTCTTCTTTATTAACATACAGTATATGTACTTCTAAACTTCTTCCAGTTACCTAATATTTTTAAGTAACTGGAAGAAGAGCAAAAGCTCCTCTCCGTTTACACAACGTGAATTGCAATTGAACGTGAAATTTAGAAACAACTATTCATCCAATCTACAACCATCGCCACCGGTTATGACGATCCATTTTCAGTTATAAGGAATTTTATGAGCAATGTTTTCCGCCACTTCTCACAATACAAATATAACACGCTAATCCCAAAACAGCCGGCACGATTACTGCCAAAAAGCGGTCACTATTCTGCCACCTATTTGAAAGTAGTAATATACTTAAAAACTAGATAAATAAATTCATATTCTTATCGTATAGCAGGAGTTTGTCTTCCTCCATCGTGGTAGTATAATATTTATTTATCTTAGCTTTCATTTTTGAGCTTAATTTATTCCACTTTATAGGTGAAACCGCCCAATTTTCAAGATAAGCTACTATTAAATTAGAAATTATTATTTTTTGCATTTTATTATTTTTTGCAAGAATTTGTTCTCCTATAAATTTATACCGCTTTTTATTTCTTTCAAAATAGCTCAGAAGAATATAAGTCTTTCCCTCTTGTGGAAAAGCTGTAATAAACAATGGCGCTAACGTTGCATCAAGATTTGCAATTTCATTTATAGTTTTCCCTTCTAAATCCCTTTCTATGAACGTAGTTGAGGAAACTGCTATATGATATTCCTCATCAAGCTCTATCACTTCTGTAATGATTTCATCAAATTTAGCGCTATCCAAAAAACTATTCATTCTTTTTTTATAAATTTCTAGTCGTTCTTCTGCATCTTCATGATACACTAATAAGTTTTTAAGCATGCTTGCCATAAAATCTATATGCTCTAAAGTTGGTTTCTCATCCTTAAAAAACCCAGTAAGTTTCTCATATTCTTCATTTTTAAGGTACTTACTCATTTCCCTGTACATATTACCCACAGTTATTTTCGAATGATACTCCTTAGCTAAAGCTCTATATGCAAATAAAAAATCTTGTTCTTTATTTCCTATTTCATAATTTTTTCTCTCTATCTTCTTAAATATCTCAGTATCATGTTTGCCACAAAAACCAGTAAAAGTTGTAGCCTTCCTTCTCCCCACACGTTGCATTGAAAACTTAAAATCCCAACTTTTTTCGTCATCATCACCAAACATTAGTACTTCCCCATTTTCAGATATCTTATTTAAAATCCTATTATTTTGTATAGAGTGTGCCTTAATTATTTTCTTAAAACAATTTTCATCTCGATGAAAACATTCTTTAAGAAAACCATCATTATAAATCTTTTTTATATTATCTCGCATGGTATTTGTTTTTTTCACTTCAGCACCATCCTTATTCTCATATATTTTCATAATACTATATTTTTTATTGACTTACCCATATCTTATATTTTGTGTAACTGCCCCTGTCGCTGAATCCCTTGATATTCATAGCTTCATAATACTTTCTCTTTTGAGTTACACAACACAATAAAAATGGTTAACTGTAAAAAAACAAAAAAATAAAAAGGATGTTTACTATATTTTAAATCGAGTCATAGCCTTATCCATTGCATCTTGGTTCACGCCTATATATCTTAATGTAACTCTTTCGGATGAATGATTGAATATCTCCATTAACAAGGCTATATTCTTTGTTTGCATGTACATATGATATCCAAATGTCTTACGTAATGTATGTGTACCTATCTCATCTAATCCAAACTCTGCCGCTGTACTTCTAAGTATCTTATATGCCATACTACGACCAATCGGTTTATTCTTTCCTTCTCGACTCTTAATTAAATACTCATTATCTTCTCTTTCTTCAATGTGCCAACGTAATTCTCTTTTTAATGCTGGTGTCAATTGAATACGTTTCTGTTTACCTGTTTTCTTTTCTCTCATTGAAATATGACTGCCCTTTAAATCCCCTATTTTAAGCTTTAGAATATCACTTATACGTAACCCTGTATTAATTCCCATCACAAACAAAATATAATTGCGTTCATTGTTTTCCTTTAAGTATTCTTTAATATGTTTTATTTGCTCTAGATCACGTATCGGCTGAACAAAATTCATAGGTCATTCCCTCCTTCACGCTCTTCTGTCTCATATACTTCTAATCTAAGAGCAAAAGCTAGTTTATAAAAAGCATTAGATTTATTTCGTCGATATGTACGTTCACTCATACCAATATCGTTATAAACCATGTAATCAAAGACTTCTTCATCTTCCAAATATCGTTTCACAATGATGTCTCTTTGATTCTTGCTAAAGCGACTTAACGCCTTATCAATTTGGAAAGATAAACGTTGTAATTTCACTTCTCTTTCACTCATTGCAACATTTGCTAAAGCAACATCTTCAGCTGGATTTCCTACTATGTTTGTTGGACCGTGATATCTTACCTCACAAGAAGCTGTGACTTTCATCTCATTTCTAATCATCCCAAACTGTCTATAAATACGAACATTTTCAAGAATCTCTTCCAAACGAAACTGTGTTGCTTTGCGGTCAATTTTAGGTAAGAAAGTTAATTGCGTCATATATAAAAACACCCCTTGTCTATTTTATAAATAAAAACAAAAAGCGGACACCAAACTACAGAGCAATATCACTAATGCCCTTTATAGCTTGATGTCCGCTGGTTCTTCCAGTAGGACTAAATATGTAATTGGTATTATTATATCATTTCCTTATATTCCCTCCCCTTTTTAAAGGATTTTATTAAAATCCAATGTATGTAAATGAATCTACTTTTATATAGATTATTTCGTCGACCTTAATAGCTTCTTTACCTATTATAAGAAATTCCTCTGCATTAATTGGATTTTCAATAAATTTAACTAGTTCATGCTGAATCGCTTTTTCTTGTTTAGATTCAAGAGAATTAAGTTGTTGATTAACCTGGATATCTCTCTTAGTATGAATATAGATACTATATTGAAATTTTGGTCCTTCTGCATCCTCAATATGTTTTAATGAAATGATGTCAGATAATTTTTTCATTATTCCATCCCCTTTATAGAAAATATAGTTTTTGTACAACTATGACCTAGTAACAAATAAATTAATTAGTATATTTTTTTATTTGTATATTCGTGAAGGTAATAAACTAGAAAAGGTTTACTAAATTGCTCTATATAGCACATTTCAATAGTTCCGAAATGTCTATAGCTTTCATATAAACATTTAGCTGTTCTTAAGATTTCATCCTCTACCTGTCTATCTAATAGATTATTTTCAAAGTTTATTAAACCTTTATTTTCATATATAGATATTATCTCCTTTGTTCGTTTTTCATATTGATGTTTTTCACAAAAGCATGGAGGAATAGCCTTTCTTCTATAATAAGGAATAAAGCTATATTCTTTATTACATTTAGGACATTTCAAGTAATATCTTTTGTTATCTGATTTAAATACATGATTTGGTAGTATATCCCCATTTTTTTCATAATCCCAATACTCCACTAATTCTGGCCATTTATAGAATAATGTTCGTTTGTCGAATTCTTTTTTTATCTGTTTCTCAATATTAGCCAAATCACTCTTTAGACTGATAGGGTGTTCAAGAAATATGGATTCTTTATTTTTATCTATATAATTTAATACTCCCAAAATCACTTCAGAAATATTAGCATAATTATGATTTGGACAGTATGAATAATACCAATCCGAAGGATACTCTGTTTTTGTTTGTTGTTCTTTAGAGCTTTCCACTATTCTTAATAATTTCACTTGATTCTCTTTGCAAAGTTTAAATTTTAATTCGTCATTAAAATTATTTGAATGAAATCTTTCTCCATCGTATTCAATTCCTATTCTATATTCAGGGAGATAAATATCAATAGACATCTTCCCTAACCAGTCAAATTGTTTTTGACTTTCAATATTATTAAATACTTTTTTTAGATAATAGTATAAATATTGTTCTGGAATAGATGATTGTATTGACTTTGCTAAATAACCAATGTCTGTAGCTTGCGACTGTAGTTTTTCAAATCGCTTTTTTAATGATTTTTCTTTCTTACACCTTAGGCAATCAATTTCATCTAACAAAATACGTTCTTTGACTTTTAACGCTTTATACGAACCACATTTTAGACAATTCCATCGTATATATTCCGAACTATTATAGGCTATTTTTGAAGGTTTAGTAACCTTTAAAAATTCACCTAACTTCCCCCCATATTCTTCTAAAATATCCTTTCGACTATTATCTATACACCAATTCTCCAACGACTTTATCATCTAATAATTTCTCCTTTCATCCAAATAACAAACCTAAGGTAACTATAGGCTTTGTTAACTTTATCCTATCATAAGTTTCACTTCCTTTCTTCGAACTCATCTTTATAAATATCTAGATTAACTGTACCTTCCGCTCATCCATACGAGTTACTTTTCCACTTTTATATATAAACGATTGCTCGCCATAACCAGTTGTTGGCGGCTCAATCGGGTGAATCTGTCCATCCTTCACAACATAGATCATATTTTGATTTAATGAAATTTCCGCTGTCATTTCCGCAATGTTTTCCTTGATAATCGCCACCGAACCACTCCCAAATATGTTATAATTACTTTGTCGGAGTAAGTTGAGAGTGATCTCAGCTTTTTTTATTTGTCTATAAATATTGTAAAACGTTTTCCGGAACAAATGATTGTTCAAGTGACAGATGGAGCCGAATTGGAATCGGCTCTTTTTCATCTCTTGCCCGCTTACACATTTCTTCAGCTTCTTCCCATACAAATTGTTTATCCTCCACTCGTTTGTAACGCCAAATACTAATTACATAATCTTCAAATAACTCATAACGTTCATCAGGTGCTGTCGTTGGTTTTAATTCATCAATCGCTTTTGCTTGACGTGGTATTTGTACAACCACATCTGCATATCGTAGTTTTGAATTCAAACGATGAATTGTTGCTTTCTTTGAATCAAATGAAACAACAGGCTCAACATCAAAAATTGTTAATTGCTTCCGCATGTTCTTCACTCTTTTCTTTTCTCATCATTACTACATAACAAGTGTCAGCATTCGTCTGTGTAAAGTTGTAATTAGCTGCACTAATCTTTCCGTTCGTTCGTTTATGAACGAATTCCTTTTGCCTTTGTACTAGAGATCTAATCGGATGTACACATGAGTATCCTCGCTTTTCTAACTCTTGTACCGCTCGTAAAATATCTCCAAATTTTTTACGCTTAATATGAACCGTATCACCATTACGCCAATTTCTCGTTAGGATCATGTTAATTGCCCTCCAATACTTGAAGGCTTGCAATTAATATGTTCTCTAGTTGCGTTAACGTTAGTTGATCTAATGTTTGCCCATTAATTTCCGATAATCCTAATCTCAATAATTTACGAATAATTGCTAGTTTTCTACGCTCTACTTCTTGCCGTAATAACATGATTACGCCTCCTGTTGCTGATTGAACTTTCGCTCTAAGTTTACGAACTTACTAAATTCTTTAATAAATGCTAGTTCAACAACACCAACTGGACCATTCCTCTGTTTCGCTAAAATAATTTCCGTTATGTTTTTATTTTCTGTCTCACGGTCATAGTAATCTTCACGATATAAGAATGCAATTAAGTCCGCATCTTGTTCGATTTGACCATTTTCACGTAAATCTGATAGTAAAGGACGTTTATCCTGTCTGCTCTCAACCGCACGGCTTAACTGCGATAATGCAACCACACATACATTTAGCTCTCTTGCCATAAGTTTTAGCTTGCGACTAATCTCACCAATCTCTTGCATCCGATTTCCTTTGTGCTTTGGGTCCCCTACAATAAGCTGCAAGTAATCAATTGCGATTAAAACCTTTTTTTCAGGATACTTACGCTTTAGTTTCCTAGTCTTAGCGTAAATCTCTTGCATCGTCACATTTGCCTTATCGTAAATTTCTAATGGCAAATCATTAATTAGCCCCATTGCCTGGCTAATTTTTTCCCAATCCTTTAAATTACATAGCTTTTTAGGATTCTTTAATTTCGTAGCATCGATATTTCCAGTACTAGAGATTATACGCTTAACTAACTGCTTTTCTCCCATTTCTAGCGAAAAGATTCCTGTTGCTGTATGTGCACTTGCCGCATGGAAAGCAACGTTTAGTACAAATGCTGTTTTCCCCATCGAAGGACGGGCACCTACAATAATTAAATCACCTTCTTGTAATCCAGCTGTCATTCTGTTTAAATCATCGTAACCAGTTGGTATACCAGTTAAATCACCTACATCAATCTGCATTTCCTTATACAGATCAACAAGTGTTTCTTTCAAGTTGAATTCATCTGAGTAACCTGTTTCTTCAATGGAGCTCAGTTCATCAATCGATGTACTAATAGCACTCATATCTCTTTCATGCTGAAGGCGGTTATATAAGTTACCAGCAACCTCTTGAGCATGTCTCATTTTCCAAGACTCAATGATTAACCCTGCGTGATACGAAAAATTTTTAGTTGTCGTAACAACTTCTGTGAGGTTTACAAAGAATTTGATTCCACCAATTTGATGCATAAAACTTTCATCGAATTTTCCAATAAGAGCAACTAGATCTACTGGTACTTCAGCATCCTCTAACTCTCTCATCGCTTTAAAAATCATTTGGTGTGTTGGTAAAGAAAACTGTTTTACCTTTAGCTGGCAATCTTTAATTAAATCACCTTCTTGGATAATGCTACCTAATACACTTTGTTCGGCTTCTACGTTACGAATCATATCGTTACTCATTGGACCAACCACGCATTCTGTTGGTTAAGTACTGCAAGTTCTTCATCCGTTGGAATGTTTTGTTCCCATGATTGTTGTTGCTGTAATACGTTTTGAGTAGATGCTGATAGACCTTTATTTTGATAAGGTGCTTGAGTTTGCTGCTGTCCCTTTGCTAATCGTTGATCACGAAATGCTTTATCAGCTGCTTCAACGTCCATTATTGTTTTCAATCCCTTAAGATGCCAATCTCTTAAAATCGTATTTACGTAATTCATATTTCTTGTATTTTTCTCTAACGCGATTTCCATAGCTTTTACAACAAGCTCTGCATTTAAATCATCTACCCATGCATGAATACCCTCTGCAATAAAAGGTGTAATCAATCCAAAGTTTTGTTCGTAAAAAGAAATCGGATTAACTTCAACAACTTCTTCCGCACTTGCGCGTTTTTCTTGTTGTTGTTCTTTTTCTTCTTCTTTTTCTTCTTCTTTTTCTTCTTCCTTGCTAGGGTCTTTGAAGCCCCTTATAAGCCCCTCCAAACGGATTGATAGATACTCCTTAATACGAGGGATTTTAAAATCTTGCTCTCGTTCTAATTGCAAACAAGTTTCATAGAAATCAACTAAAAAATCCTGGTCCTTTACAGATTGAATCTCTTTTAAAACGCACTTTTCAATATTTACATTTTTAATTGGATTGAATTTCAACCAGTTAATTAAGAACAACTCTTTTGTTTTTTGGTTGTAATTAATTTTCCCGTACTCGGCAAAACGTTCTAATAGCTTCATAACAGTTTCGTGATTATATCCTGTATCAGTTTCAATAATACGAAGTGGAAGCTCGTAGATTCCTGATTGAGATGTTTTACTGTTTGTCATCAAATACAAGTAAAAATACTTTTCCTCTGGTGTAAGATCTAGAACAAATGAATCCTGCCAAAATGAAACGTGTACCGGTCTATAAACTGCCATATTATCCATCCTCCATTGTTTTACTTGGTTTACTTTGATATAATTTAACTAAATTATTATTTCTAAAGACTCACTATACGAGTCTAAAATCTATCACTCTGCCAAGTGATAGATTTTTTATTTTCTTCGACTAACTACTGATGCATTAATCCCTTTCCCTTGAAGTTTTTTAACAACTACACGATAACTCTTTGATACATCATGTTCTTCTCTTGCGTTACGAATACTCTTGAATTCTTTAGCGCACCTATTTAACTCTTTCTCCCAACGATCCGCTTCATCTAATGAACCAGCATTGAACATGTTATGAATACACGTCACCATGCAATTATGTAATTCATTTGCAAAAGCAAAGTCTTCTGGTAGAACTAAATCAAACAGACGATTACATTCTACTTTCATGTTTCATCCCTCATTTCAAATAATTTGATACTGTACGTATCGTTATGGTCAGAAAGTACAATCTTATAAACTATTAACAACAAGAGAACAAATCTTTCTGGGCATAACGACAAGCGCAGTTGCTTGTCGCATTAAATCGGAATATGTTACAATTCATTTATTGATATTTTTGGTTATCGCGGGCTATGCGGTAGCCTTTTCTTTTTTCTTTTTATTTTTCAAGACAAATGCAGCTTCTATAATTCGAATTCTTATCTCTGTCAATTTCTTCTCTTGCTTTAAACTTTTAGCTTTTATAAAATCTCCACAAATTGATGCGATTCGGATATCACCATATAAATTTGCTTCTTTTCTTACCAGTTCTTTATATTGCTTTAAAGTTGGACTTACATAATCAATTGTCATTACTTTAACCTCCCTAGTAATAATCAAATTAACCATCTGTATATTTCCTTGCTCTTAATGAAACCTTCCAATACTTAAATATATCTGTCATTGAAAAACCGTACTGATCACATAACACCGCTACAAGACTCATCATCGAACCTGTAGCATCTAAAATTTCATGCATAGCCTTTTTCATAGATTCTTTCTCCTGTTCAGACCATGCTTGTGAAGGTTTAAACCAACATAATGTATCCAGCTGTTTCAGAGCCTCATTTGTTTCTTGCTGGACCATGTACCTCATACTTGTAGGATGCAGGTCTATGTATTCCCCATTAAAGAATGGAATACTTACATGACCTGTTGCTTCACTCCACATTTTAAAAAACAGTTGTGGGTCATCTATTCCTTCAGTAATACATTTTCGTAAGTCCTTCGGTATTCGTCGTTTTTCAGTTTCATATTTTGCTAATGACTCACGACTCACAGGGATTTCTAAGGAGAGTTGTTCTTGAGTGATTCCCTTTCGTTTACGTGCCATAGCAACTTCTTTTCCTATAGACATCGTTTACTTCCCCCATTCGTACCTAACGTATTATTTATTTGTGACACCCCAACATGATAACTTAGTATTAGACAGATTCTTTTAATGGATTATAGTACTCTGTATTGTTTTCTACCCAATCAGTATGATTTTCTATCCACTTAAAAAGAAGATGTGTAGGAATAAGAACTCCTGCTTCACGACATACTGGAAAATCAGAACGATTTAATAACTCAGATGCTTTGGTACGTTTAATATGTAGCAGGTCCATTAATTCCATAATAGTTAAAAATGGTGGTAGTTCGTTCATTGGTTGAAGGTGCTCAGTTGCTTTTTGTACTTCTTCTCGGATGATTTTCCGAAATGATTCAATGTCAAAGTTAATCACTTTCTTTCCCCCTTAAAAACTATTGATAATCGCACATTTTGTGTTGTAGAGAATCAAAAAAAATAGATTGAACAGTAGCTCCATAAAAATTAGCTAATTTTACTTTTATATCATCTCGCGGAATTCTTTGTCCATTCTCATACATTTGTAATGTACTAACACTAATGCCCACTGACTCAGCCACTTCTTCTCTTGTTTTTTCACTTCTTAAAGTTATAAGATTTTTAGCTATTAATTGTTTATTCAAATATATCCCCCCGAAAAATAACAACACAAATCGTGCGATTTAACTCAAGTCTAAACCACACATTTTGTGTTGTCAACACTTTTTGTGTGGTTTGGACTTGAAAACTTAATTAAATAACACACATTGTGTTATCATATGGATAGGTGATAAAATGAAAACTTTTGGAAATATACTCCGAGACTTACGGAAAGAAAAAAAAATTACTCAAAAAGAGCTGGCTCACACCCTTAAACTTAGTGAAAGTACAATTGGCATGTATGAAAGAAATGAACGTCAACCTGATTACGACACACTTAATCAAATTGCTAATTACTTTGAAGTAACAACTGATTACCTCTTGGGACGAACTGTTTCTTATAAAGAAGATCATTTAAAAGATACTTATAATGATCCTGAACTTGGCCTATGGTTTAAAGATATTAAACTTGCTTCTCCTGAAAAACAAGAAGAACTAAAAAGATTCTGGGAGTTTATCTTACACAAAGAAAAAAATGAAAATACATAAAAAAAAATTACAAATCCTGTATTAACAAAGGCACGCTTATCTGCGTGTATTTGTTTCATTTCTTATTCATTTTATCGTTATGTTTATCTTATAAAATATTATTACTTTTTAATTCTTTTATGCTATATTAAGGAGGAATTTTCATGAGTAAAACCATCCATTATTACAACTGCTTCATTACCCGAAATGGTGTAAAAACCAACATAAACTTAACAACCTTATTAGACCGACTTATTGGTATTAATCCACAAGTATTATTTAAAAACACGAAGTACGGTAATATTTCATTAATAAATATGAAAATGCCAGATTTGAATTCCCCTACTTTTCAAAATAGAACTGTAACATTCGGAAAATTTAGAGACCATAAACCATACTTAGGCAATAAAGGAACAAGAAGAGCCGATGAAATTACAGATGATGTTTTAGAATTAACTACTGCCGTATTTATACCAAATTCAAGCTTGGTAATGATTGAATATAATCATTATGGTTGTCGACCAGTTCACTTGCAGCATTATTTAAGTCTTTTTTTACCCAGCACTGAAACTGAAAGTTGGATGCTCGAATTTACTGAAGTTGAACCTACATTAGGTTTTAATGACGTTCGCCATTCTCGAAATATAAAATCTATTGAATTCAGCCTTAATTTGATAGCACCCGCTCCACATAATTTTCTTGAAAACCAAGAAAACGAAAGTTTAATTGCTAATATTTTAAGACCTACCCTAGAAAGTCATGCTGAATTTGGTGCAAACAAAGCAACAATTACTTTTTCTAATGGCCGTTTCCGTAGAGAAGTTATACACCCTGAAAGACTAATTGAATTAGTTGCGGCACTTGATTTTGATGAAAATGATGTTTTTGAATCCATTAAAGTAAAATACCAAAGTCCAACAACTGGAAATTCGGAGCATATAGATTTAAAAAATGCCGGAGTACTAAAAAGAATTATTATGAGGAATGACGATAATACTGGTTGGGAATATATCGGTGATCAAATGGAGAGCGACTATTATAATAACAACCAACCAGGAAATGGTTTTGTAAGACGCTATGACCGTGAAATTATTGGCGCTAACTTGCCAAATATTGTTCTACCAGAAATATCATTACCTGATGCTATACCAAACTAATTATTTATGTGTGTTATATTGAGTGCAAGGATGTGATTAAAAATATGAAAAAATATGATAAACTAATACGTTCCTTGGAAGATTACTCAATTACAGTAATATTAATTATGGTTTCTATTGTATTTTCGATTAATAAATTACTTATGATCTTCTATACAAATTTCGCTTCTAGTAGCATAGAACAATTTATTACAGTGCATCTAAAAACCTTTTTTATAGCTAAAGAAGGTTCCTTGGGTACTATTACAGCAGTTTTTATCGGTATTTATTTTACTGTATTCTCAATTTTGGGTAGTATTAGAATCGGATCTACCTTTGCCACTCTAACGAATAAAAATTTAAAAAAATTAGTTAAGTTTATAAAAAATGCCCTAATAGGGGCGTTTATTTTCCTATTCTTCTTGCTGTCTATACAAATATTTATTCAATTAACTAATTGGATGTTAATTGTCATTGGTTTTCTTTTATTACTCTATGTTTTTCTTTCCGCGATCAGATTTGGTATAGTAATATACTTTATTATAAAAAAAGATATCGAGAATACACATTCAAACATAAAAAAAGAAGAAATAGCAAACCAGCAGAATCAATTGTTAATGCATAGGTTGGACAATTTTTTAACAGAGCATGAAAAAATCCAATCAAAAAAACAGGCCGAATTAATGCAACATAATATTAGATCAATAAAAAGCACTAGAAAACATGACTGATACTTCTTGTCTTCTAGTGCTTTTTATTCTCTATGTTAACTTTAATACTTCTTAGTTCATAAAACTCTCCATTATCTATCCTTTACTTAAAACTTTTAAGATTCCAATTAACAACTATTACCTTCAGTAACTATACCATTAAGTATATTAAAAAATCTTAATTTAAATTATACCTGCTTCTATATTAGTCGAATTCTTTTCTAGTATTTATTAATCCCGCTACTACTCGAACTATGTGACACTTTTTTTACTACCTCTTATTTTCCTATAGAAACCACACTCCTTTAGTTATTTGAGTGAAATTAATTCGTAAATCAAACCTTCCAAATTTTACTTTTTTATTATATTATCATAAGACAGGAACGTACGTTCTTACATTTTTTGAATGGAGTGAAAAATATTTTGTTTCAAGCACATCCCTACTACACTACACAACTTGAGGACTATATCCAGCACTTGTACCAATCCATATCTATTATTGTTCCCGAACAAATGGATATGATAGAAATTGCGAAAAAGTTAAATATTTGGCTATATTTTGCTCCTTTTGGAAGTCATGCAATGGAAAAAAACCAACTAACAAATATAATAATTGATAATCGTATTTCTCAACCAGAGCAATGGGAAGACTTTGGTCATGAGATTTGTCACCTCTTATTACATTCTGGTAATCAATTAGTAATGCATCAAATGTTTTTAGATTACCAGGAAGCAAAAGCTAAAAACTTTGCACAACAATTTTGTGTACCTACTTTTATGTTAAGAAAGCTATCTCCTCAGCAATTAAAGGCATATATTATCGCCGAAAAATTCAATGTTACACTTCAGTTCGCTGAAAAAAGACTTTTACATTATGAAAATCAGTTACTCGCTAGTAAATTACAGCAAGAAATATCTCAATACTGTAATTTGTTTAAGTAAAATACAGGAGGCATTATATATGAAAGGCTATTTCCATAAACGTGGAGAAAAATGGTCATTTACAATAGATGTTGGTATAGATCCATTGACAGGCAAAAGAAAACAAAAAAGTAAAAGTGGATTTAGAACTAAAAAAGAAGCTCAAAATGCTGCTGCAACTATGATTACAGAGATAGAAAAAGGAATGTATTTTGATGATAAACAATTAAACGTGTTAGATATCTGGGAAAAATTAAAACCTATTCGTAAAGCTGAATTAAAAATAACATCTTATGAAAAAGACATGAGCCTAGTCAGACTTTATATCCTTCCCACATTTGGTTATAAAAAAATTAAAAGTATTAAACCTGTAATGATTCAAAGCTATTATGCTGAACTTAAAGAAAAAGGCCTGTCAAATGGTACAATCAGCAATATTCATCGGTGCTTCAGATGTATATTCAAACATGCTGTAGAATGGGAAATAATACATGCTAATATAATGAGTAAAGTAAAAAAACCACGTGAAGAGCAAGGTCAAATGAAAACCTGGTCTAGCGAGGAATGTAATCAATTCCTCCAATATTTAAAAGAAAAAAATAAAAAATACTATATGTTCTTTTTACTTGCGATCTATACAGGTATGAGACGTGGAGAGTTACTTGCACTGACATGGAAAGATATTGACTTTGATAACAAACGTATCTTAGTTAATAAATCTCTTGTAAAAACTGAAGAAGGACTATTTAAAGCTGCTACAAAAACTAAGTCTTCAAATAGAAGTATTAGTATCTCTTCTTTTGTGATAACGGAATTACAGTCCTACTATGTTTATAAAAAGAAAGAGTTTTTCCGTTGGGGTATACACTTGAATGAGGAGGCCTTTATTTTTTGCGGCAATACAATACATTCACCCTTACATATAGATGCTCCCCATCGTTTTTTAAAGGACCACTACAAAAAAGCTGGTGTTCCTCGAATTCGTATTCATGACTTACGGCATACACATGCCACTCTCATGCTTCAAGCTGGGGAGCACCCTAAAATCGTTCAGGATCGCTTAGGTCATTCTTCCATTCAAATGACTTTAGACAAGTACAGCCATATCACCCAAAACATGCAGCAACAAGCTGCAGAGAACTTTGAGAACATAGTAAAACCTTATGAAAGCATCAAATAAAAGCCGAAAAATTCTAATGTGAGCAAAATGTGAGCATTGATAAAAAATAGAGCATAGAAGCCCTGCTGTAACAAGGTTCCTAAGCCTATCTCGTAGAATCTTGGGAGAAG